GCCGCCAGCGCCGCGCAGGACGGCGCGCAGGACGCGGCCGGGGCTGGGGATGCTGCCGACGCACCGGCACCGGGCGGCAAGCCCGCTGCGGGCGCTTGGGGTCCGAAGTAAGGCAATCAGGTTCGGCGGTCGAAAGGCCGCCGAACCTTAACAGGGCTTTAACATGGCAATTACCATCGTTGTTGAAGACGGAACCGGGGTCGAAAACGCCAACGCTTACGTTGACGTTGCGGCCGTTCGCGCCTATGCCGAACAACGCGGCGTTACGCTTCCGGCTGATAACGATGAAGTTGCCGCAATGATTATAAAGGCAACTGATTATCTTGAATCGTTCGCTTGCGAATATCAAGGTTACAAAACGGATGCCGCGCAGTCTTTAGAGTGGCCGCGCGAATGCGTCATCATTAGTTGCACCGCATTTCCGAACAACGAAATTCCGAAGCAATTGAAGTCGGCGCAAAGCGCGGCGGTAATTGCTCAAAGTCAAGGACTTGTTTTGCAGCCGAACATCACGGCCGCAGACTACGTGACAGAAGAAACCGTAGGTCCGATTACAACGAAGTACGCAAACCCGATTCAAGCAGGCATTTCACCGCAGTTCACCGGGATCGAATCGCTTTTGTCGCCGCTGTTCAATGCTTCATGTGGGCAAGCCGCTTTCGCTTTGCAAACGATGAGGGTTTGAAATGGCGCGTTTTGATCGTCAGATTGCAACCGCGCTTCGCCTGATTCAAAAGAACGGTCAGCAAGTGACGTGGCGGCAATTGCAACGCACCGAAGACCCGAACGAACCCGGCAAGGTCATCGTAGCACCGCCCGTCGATTACTCACCGTTTATTTGCTTTCTCCCTGTCAACAAGGAAAATCGCGAGTTCGTTAACTTCCTTCGTGGCAGCAACGAACTTAAAACCGGTTCCGTCCTAGGCTTGATGGGAAACGTATCGTTCGAACCAAGCGGCGCGGATTTAGTTATTCGCAACGGCAAGACGCTTGAAATTTTGAACTTCGATCTTCTATCGCCGAACGGCCAAAAGATTTTATATACCGTTGAGTTTAAGTGATGCCCATTGAATACGATGCCGCAATTAGCGAAATGGCAAAGCTGTTCAAAGCGGCTTGGCTTGTCAATTCCGGTGCCGTGTTTGGTTACGTTCCTGCCGTTGAATGGTACGGGATCGAAGACAAGGAAAAAATAGATCGTTCGAAAGTTTGGGTTGCCTTCACAACGCAAAGCGTTATTGAAGAACAAGGCTCGCTTTCGACTTGTGTAGACCAAGCGGACACGCGAATGTATGACGCAGCCGGCTTGGTAATCATTCAACTGTTCTTGCCCAAGTCTGTTGACAACGCTGTTTTCTTGGGTCGCCAGTTGGCGAAGGTTGCTCGCAACGCTTTCAGGGGCAAGAAAACAGATGGCGGAATCGTCTTCTACAACGTCCGCATTAACAACGTAGACCCGGAAGATCAGTTTTACCGTTTTAACGTTGTGGCTGAATACGAATACAGCGAACTAGGCTAGGAGAAAAATCATGGTTTGTGAAGTTGTTAAAATTGATTCAAACATCACTGGCCTTGCAATCGCCGAAGAAGTTTGCTTAAAGCAGCTTCCGACTACTGCGGTTGATGGCTTTGAGCCCACATGGTTCGGCCAAGAACCGAACAGCTACAGCGATTTTGGCGGCGAAGTTACTACCGTCGCACGCTCGCCGATTGATCCGAACCGCCAGAATAAGAAAGGCACCGTTACGGACCTTGATGCGTCGGGCGGATTCAACACCGATTTCACGCAAAACAACTTGACGCGCATTCTGCAAGGCTTCTTTTTCGCAGACGCACGCGTTAAGCCGTCCACTTTAAGTCTTGCGCTCGGCACTGCTAACACGGCAATTACTTCGGTCGATTCCGCAACCAAGACGTATGCTGCTGCGTCTGGCCTGTTACCGTTCAACAAGGCTGGTTATTTGGTCAAAGCGTCAGGTTTTGCCAATGCTTCTAACAACGGCGTCAAGACGGTTGTTTCCGCAACCGCTGGCACTGTCGTTGTTTCCGAAGCTGTGATTAACGAAGCTGCCCCGCCGGCCGCTGCGAAGCTTGAAACAGTAGGTTTCCAGTTTCCGGCCGACGACGTTGCAATCGCTGTAACGTCCGGTATCCCGGCAATTGTCGCGTTCACAATCGACTTAACGACGCTTGGTTTAGTGCCCGGCGAATGGATTTGGTTAGGCGGCGATGCTGTGGGCAGTACCTTTGTTAACAACAAGGGCTTTGCTCGCGTTAGCTCAATTTCGCAAAGCACGATCACGTTTGACGATACGACTTGGACGCCAGTTAACGAAGCAGCAACGGGCATTACGCTTCGCATGTTCTTCGGAACTGTCATCAAGAACGAACGTGGTAGCTTAATCAAGCGCCGTAGCTACAACATTGAGCGCACGTTAGGCGAAGGCCCGGAAGCCGAAAACCCCGGCGACCAACAGGCCGAATACCTTGAAGGCGCAGTCTGCAACGAACTGACGTTGAACATTCCGCAGGCTGAAAAGTTCAACGCTGATCTTACGTTCGTTGCGTGCGACAACACGCACCGTAGTGGCGCAGCCGGCGATAAGTTGAAGGCCGGTACGCGCGTCGCAGGTTTGGGCGAAGATGCGTTTAACACTTCGTCTGACGTGTATCGAATCAAGATGGCAATTCTTGATCCAACCACGTCGCGTCCTTCGCCGCTTTTTGGCTACGTAACCGAAGCAACGTTGACGATTCAAAACGGTGTCACGCCGAACAAGGCGGTCGGTACGTTGGGTGCGATTGACACCAGCGCGGCGAACTTCGTTGCTGGCGGCAGCGCAACGGCCTACTTCAATTCGGTTGCCGCTTCGCGTGCGATTCGCAATAACGCCGACGTTGGTTTTTCGACCATTATGGCTAGCCGTAATGCTGGCATGGTGTTCGATATTCCGTTGCTTGGTTTAGGTGGCGGTCGTAACAACGTCGAAAAAGATGCGCCGATTACGGTGCCGCTTGAAACCAACGGTGCTGAAAACGTGTACGGCTATACGGCGATGTACGTTAATTTCCCGTACCTGCCGAACGCTGCGATGCCGGGCTGATTCTGGCCCGGTGCGATCAAACGCGGTAGACTGGAAAGGCCGGGAACCCCCGGCCTTTTCCTTGACGAATAACAGGCGAATTCATCATGTCACTTTCTAACGCATATAAGACGAACGCGACGCTTGAAACAGACGGCGTGCCGTTTGAAGTGCTTGACGCACCGAACGAAGACGGAAGCATTCCAACTTTCTTGTTAGGTCGCACAAGCAAAAGCAACAAGGCTTATCAGTCCGCAATTACCAAGGCAACCGCGCCGCTTCAACGCGCGATTCAATTGAAGCAAGACGTTACGGCGCAGCTTGAAAAGGCGTTCTTAGACGTTTACTGCGATACGATCCTGCGCGGTTGGTCGAACGTTCCGCTAAAGGACGTTACCGGCAACGACGAAGACGAAGGCTTTGCACCGTTCACCAAGGCGAACGCAGTTGCGCTGTTAACGCGCTTGCCGGACCTTTACGAACAGATGCAAGAACGTTCAAACAATATCAGTCTGTTTCTTGAAGCGACCCGCGAGGAAGCCGCAAAAAACTGATTGAAGTTTGGGAATACGTCTTAGAAATGGGGCCGCACGAACAGAACCTTTCTAAGCAAGCAATACGGGCGGGCCAACCAATCCCCGCCCGTATTCTAAACGCTCCCCAACTTAACGTCGGCCTTGAACTGTTCTTGAATGCGTATTTTGATCTAGACACAGAAAGGCAAACGGGTTTTTCAATCGGCCCGATTCCTTGGAGCAAGATACGCGAATACGCTAACGCTTACGACTTCGATACAGACTTAACCGATGATTTGTTTTATTTCATCAAGAAACTAGACGCGGCTAACAGTCAACGTCAAAAGCGGGAAGCGGACAAGAAACATGGCGCGTAATTTGCTTGACTTGGCTGAAAGCTTAGAACGGAAAGTTGAACAGCTTTCCGACGCTTCTAGCGAGCATGCAAAGCACGTTGCTTTAACCGTAGTTGGGGACTTGGCTTATCACACGCCTGTTGACAAGTCACAGGCGTTGTCAAATTGGATCGTAACGCTTGACGCGCCGAGTAACGCGAAAATCGGCCCGCACGTTCCCGGCTCCAAGGGCTCAACGCAAAAAGCAAGCGCACAAGCAACCATCGCCGCAGCCAAAGCCGTGCTTGCCAATAAGAAGCCCGGCCAAAAGATTTACATAACGAATAACCAGCCGTACATACGCAAGCTCAATGACGGTACGCATTCGCAACAGCCGGGCGCATTTTTGGAACGCGCCGTTTTGATCGGTCGCAAACTCAAAGCTAAATTTAAGTTAGGGAAGTAAAATGGCCGCTGACGAATCAATTAGCATTGAGATTAAAGACGGCGTAGACAAAGGCGTAGCGCGCGAAATCAATCAAATCGCGACGGCTGCGCGCGTCGGCTATCAAAACGTTGACAAGCTTGTCAGGCAACTTAACCGGATCAAGCCCACAGGACTTGACCAGCTAACCCGTAGCGTAAGCAACGCGCAACGGGTTATCGAACGCAACGCGTTGGCGTCGCAGCGTTTAGCGACCGAAACCCAACGCACCGCTACAGCCGCCACGAACGCGGCCACAGCGCAACAGCGCCTTGCCACCGCCACCGCTCGCACCGCTCAGGCTGAAACGGCCGCTGCGGGCGCTGCGCTGCGTCTGGAAGCCGCCCAAGGCCGGGCCGCTGCATCGGCCGACCGTCAGGCAGCGGCGACCGCTCGCGCCACGGCAGCCGCGCAGGCGCAGACCCGAGCCCTTGCCGCCCAAGACACCGAAGTTTCGCGAATCAATGGCATTCACGAACGCTTCAACGCAGTTCTTGAACGTAGCCCAAAGCATCAACAGGCGTTCGCAAACAAAAGCCGCGAAATGGCGAAGGCTGCGGCGCTGAATCGCCACGAACTGAACAACTTAGCCTTTCAGGTTAACGACGTTGTTGTTTCGCTGGCGTCCGGTCAACGGCCAATGCAAGTGTTCTTGCAACAGGGCGCGCAAATCGGCCAGATTTTCGGCACGTCGGGCGCAGGCGCAGGCGCAATCCTTCGCCAGTTGTCCGGCATTGTGGGCACCTTGCTTTTACGGCTCGCACCGTTCGCCGCAGTTATTACGGCAGTCGCCGCGCCTTTCTCGTTGTTTGCTCGCGAGTTCAACAAGGGTCTTGACCCGAAAGCGCTTGTTGCAGGCTTAAAGCTGACCGAAGAACAGTTAGAAAAGCTAAAGAAGTCTGGCGAAGAAACCCGTATCACGTTCGGCGATACGTTTAAAGCAACGTTCCAAGTCATCGGCCGTTATGCGTCGCAATACTTCGCACCTGTGTTTACCAAGTTGAAAGAGTGGGCGAACGAAGCGCTCGATTTCGTGACCAAGCTTTTTTCAACTTGGATTCGTTTAACTATCGGTCAATGGATGGCGTTAGCTAACGTCATCAAGGCTGTTTGGAACAACATTCCCGGTTCGATTGAATACGGCGCGAAGACTGCAATCAACAATGTCATTGGCATTGTTGAATTCGGTATCAACGCAGTTAGTAATGCGTTGCTTGATAGCCCGTTAGGTAAGTTGCTTGGCATTAGCGGCCCGGTTGAATTCAAGTTGCCGCGTCTTGAACTTAGCGACAGTGCGAAGGACGCAGGCGAGCAAATCACGCGAGGCTTTCAAGACGGCTTCGCACAAGCCGACAAGCTTGTTACGCAGTTTGGCAAGGACGTTCGCGCGCAAGCGTTGAAAAACGCACAGGATCGTTTACGCGCTGCGGCTGGCGACGCTGACGACAAAAAGGGTCGTAGCGGTTTCGACCGGGCAAAGGAACTTGCCGCGATCAATGCCGAGCTTGATTCGCAGGCGAAAAATATGTTCGTCCTTGCCACGGCTCGCGATGCGGCGAACCGTGCGGATGAAATCACCCTGCGCTTCCAAAAGGAAGGCAAGCCGTTAACCGAAGGTGAAATTGACGCGCTGCGCCGCAAGATTCAAGCGTTAAACGACGCGAAGCAAATTCAACAGGAATTCGACCGCATCTATCAAAGTGCGGTCGGCCCGCAATTGCAGTATAACGCTTCGCTTGCTGCGGCTGACAAGCTGTTGAAGATGGGCGCGATTTCGCAGGCGCAGTATACGGCCGAAATTAAGCGGGCCGAAGATGCGTACAAATCCGCATCCGATCCGCTGTATCAAATCAACAAGGAACTTGACGAACAAATTACCTTGCTGAACATGCTTGGCCCGCAACGCGAAATCGAGCAACAGATTTTGCAAGCGACCAACGCCGCATTGATGGCAGGCAAGCCGCTTCGCGAAGACGAAGTTAACAAGCTGCGTGAAAAGCTGCAATTGGTTCGCCAAATTGGCATTGAGTCCGGCATTCGTGATGAACTGCAATCCAACAGCGCGGCGCAACAGTCTATCAATCGACAGACACGCACCGATGTTGCAATCGGTCAAATTGGCGTAAACGGGTTCAGCGGCGGCGATGCCGTGTCGCAGCTTGGTAGCGACAACCCGGCGTTGCAAGCTACGCAAGCCTATACGCAATCGACACTTGCGTCGTATCAGGATATGTACGCGCAAATTGAACAGTTGCGCCAAGCCGACGTTATAAGCGAGCAAGACGCAGCGCTAGCGAAGTTTGCCGTATTCCAAGAGCAATCCGAGAAATACATAAACGTTGCATCCGGCATCTTTGGCAATCTGGCCGAGCTTCGCAACAGCGACAATAAGAAAGCCGCAGCAATCGGCAAGAAAGCCGCTAT